GCGGGTTGGTGTTTTGTTATTCATTACCCCTACCGAGTGGCAGGGATTTCAACTTAACACCAGCCCATTTTTACTCAATGCTATGGGACGCCTGTGTATTAAAATAATTCGGTTTTTTTGACCTCTTCGGAAGTGGTAAAATCGAAATGTTAGAAAACCTTCTTCATTTCAGTCATCGCGCTCTTTGGTAATCCCTTACGACCTCGCTTCCCACACATACCAAAACTCCCAGCCTTGTTCAACGCGCGAACAAGCTTTTCAAACCTGAGGATTTCCTCCTCAGCATCTTGGCCTCCGTCGTATCGGGTCACCCCCCTTTTCCCAGCCCTCCGGTCCGCCAATCAGCACTTCCCCCCCCCTACCCCATCCACATCTCCAAATCCGCCAGCGCTGCCCTGACGTTGCCTTGGGAGCCCTCCGCGATCTGACGGGTGATGGTGATAGGGACGCGCCACCGCCTCGCGAGGAATGCCGCGAGAACCTCGTTTTCCGGAGGCTGGAGCCGGACGGATTGAAACCGAGTTTGGAATCGTTCGGTCAGGCTACCAAGGTCGAGATTCGTGGTGCCGAGGAATGCGTGGCCTGGCTTCATTCGATCAAGATAGGTGAGCAACATATCCTGCGCGTCCTTCGAGCATCGGTCTAACTCATTGACGACTTTCACCGACCACGAACCGAAGATCGACCCGTATGCAAGCGAGCGTGTCCATTCGCGTGCGAGTTCAAGACCCACCTCCTTTCCGTTCACGTCCTCAATTGCCACAGGGTGACTGACGAGTGTGCTGGCGATCAGGTTCACAAGGCTGGTCTTGCCAATGCCGGGTGCTCCTGTAATCAGCAACTTGAGTGGCTGGTCGGGATTCGTCCTCAGTCGCTCAGCCTTGCGCAGTAGCACTTCTGACACCTTGCCCGCCTGCCCCACGAAATCCGCAGGGCAAGATGGAACAAAGCAGGTGGGTGGAACTTGTGCTTGCTTACGCGGCACCTTCTGCCTCCTTTCTGGAACGACCAAGCATGAGCATGTCCGCAATCGCTTGTGCGCCCTTACGATAGAGCACCACGGCAAGCAACTCACCATCGACATACACCGCCCAGTATCGGGTGCGGTAGCCATCTGCCTTGAGGTATGGTTTGACTTCGATCATGACAGCCACCCCTCCCTTCTGGCACGTGCGTTCAGGTCGCGCAGGTTCAGACCGTATTTTTCTGCGGTCTTTTGTGGATCCGCATAGCGTCGATAATGGCGCTTTACAAGATTCCAATCAGGTTGACTCGTTCTCTCAGGCAATATGGCCAGCGGATCAAAGCGGGGCGTTTGTTGTGCTTGCTGCGGTGATTGCTCCAGTTCCGCTAGTCGTCGCAGGATGGGCTTCAGGCGCTCCATCACCAATGCCTCCACATCGGCGGGGACAGGTGCTTGAAGCGGAGCTCCATCTGCAAGTTCGGTCATTCTTGCATCGACAATCTCGCGGATCAAATCCACAGGAATTTCGGTGATGGAATAGACGATGCCACTCAGGCTTTGAAGGCCGAGGAGCTTCTTCAAGGTCCGACGTGCATCGCGCGGGCTATCAGCTTGCAGGCGATCATCAAAGACGATTTCTCCGCCACGGCTGGCGATCATTTTATAGGTGCGTTTCATTGGTTCATTAGGTTTGGTTCATGGTTTCGTTGGAGTGAACTCATGCGGCTGGCTCAGAAGTCCGAGTGGTCGCAGTCGTTCAAAAAGTTGAAGTAGGGTTGCTGCCATCGGGGGCTCGACTGAATCAGGCCAGAGGTGAAGTGCAGGTTGCTCACGATCATGCCGCGCCACTTGCGCCAGTCGCCGAAGAGCTCGGTGAAGTCGCGGTCATAGAACACCCACCGTCCAGGCAATCGGTCGAGCGTGTCCATGCCGCAGAGATCGACTAACGAGGCCGCCACGCGTGTATCGGACAGCAGCCCCTCGGGTATGCGATGTCGCGGCATCCGTTGCATGGTTTCGCGCCACTGGCTCCACGTGCCATTGTGAAAGAGCACGGCGCGGGCATGACCGGACAGGCGCGTGGTCGCTTTGGAAGAGATGGGGAATGGATGGCAGAGCTTGGGCGTCACCTCCCCCACGCTCGCCCAACGGAAATGGATCACGATTTCACCGGGCAGTTCATTGACCCAGCGTTCGAGTTCATCGGGCTCCAGTCCTTTGAGCCAGCGCACCTCAGCACCATCACGCCATGCCACACCGGCACCGTGAGGGTTGGCTGCGTGGCAGGCATCGATGGTCGCGCGATCAGGGCGCACGTTCTCAGGGCATACAAGAATCACACACATGGTTTTCGTTTTGATTAGAGGTTGGCGTATGGGAAGCGGGCATCGAAGCGGCGGCACATGCGGTCAGCGATTTTCTGGTAGTGCTTGAATTCCGTGTGCAGTGGGCCAATAAGCCCGAGGGCAACAGGGCGCTTGGATCCCGTCCATCCGAGGTAGTCCCACAGGAAGCGCAGGGCGTCTTTGGCGGTGGCCGTGCGTTTCGCCTGCGATTTGTTTTTGATGAAGCCACCGAGGCATTCAATTTCGGCAGCGCGGCGGCAAAGACCTAACACCGTGGCAAGATGGTGCATGAGCTTGTGGCGATTGAGTGTGCCAGCAAAGACGCGGAATTCGATCACGCCATGGGAGAAGAGCTTTTTGAAATTGATCATGCCGCGTCCGCAGCGATTGGCAGCGTCGGCTTTCCTAGCTGGGTTGCTGTTGCGCTCCATCTGGCGAACCAGAGCACCAACATCATTGTCAAGTATGTGACTGTAGCGATTCAGGTGGCGTCCAGTGCCCGTTTGGCCATAGAGGCTCATGGAATGCCACCGTGCGAGGTGAGCAAGCTTGCGACCAAATTCGCTCATGGCTTGCGGGTCGTCCGTGCCGATGATCGATTTGACGCCGACGGTGATGTGGCATCCGCACGAGGCGTTCACGTTCGCCCCGATGGCGCGTGCCCACTCGGCAAATTCAATGAGATGCTCAATGCCCTCGCTGCCCGACAAGATGGGTGAGACAAATTCACAGGCCAAGCGGTCAAGGCGGGTCATGATGGAACCATCGCGTTCGGCTTTCCAGTGCTGGCCCTGATAGGTGGGCGCGTTGAGCAGCATGTTGGTTTGGGCATCCGCGCCCGTGCGCACGGTGGTGCCGACATGATAGGCACCGACAACGACGCCGGAGGTGATGGGAATGGTGGTTTCGAGTTCGACGCCGAAGGTGATGGTTTCGGCTTTGGGATCTTGTGCTTTCATTGGTGGATCTAGTTGGGATATGAGGCCGGGTTGGGCAGGAGTGCCCGCGTTCCGACATCCTCCTTCCTGCCAGCCAACCGCGTCGTTTGTCGCGCACCATCCGCACGCCGAGTCGCACCATATTTTTCACCATTTTTGCCCGTTAGACTCCGTTGGCATACGGATTGAACAGACCATCCACCGCTCTTGAAATGATCGATCACCTTGCACCCTCTGGAATGCCGCGTAATCAGGCGTGAGAGCACACACCACCCTAACAAGGTATGGCGATATAGTCAGCCCTCACATGCACCATCCGCATGTGTTAGACTGCCATTTGACGTTTTTCCACGCCGTTGGCATGCGGATTGGACAGGAGCAACTTTAGTATTCACTCGGCAGCAGAATCGTCGTCACGCTCCGGTCATGTTCGGTGATGATGTAGATCGAACCACCAGCCGTGGCGTAGCGACTCAGCAAGCGTGCTCCATAGGTGAGCGCATCCTCATTGGCCTGCTTGTCATCGGTGCAGAGTTCGTCTCCCCAGTCGCCACAATGATGGCGGTGGAGGAATTTTATTAGATCCACATCCAGAGCAATCGCTCCCGGCGTGGCGTAGATCTTCCCTAGCGGGAAGCGTGGTTGCATTAAGTTTATGCCCATGGTGATCTCAGTGGTTGTTGGTGAATCAGGAATCAATCAGGTTGTCGAACAAGCCTGGAATGAAAGGGTTAAGCGCTTCTTGCTCGGCTTTGAAAAACTCGGCTTTGGTTTTGCCCATCGCTCGTCCTTGTGGCGTGTGGCAATCGTATGCGTAGTCGGGGATGGGAACGTAGTCGCTAGATGCTGCGAGTTCATCCATGAGCGTCTGCGCATCAAGTCCAGCCTGCTGGTCATAGACGAAGTTTTGCAGGTGGTCAGGATCGCGACTTTTCTTGGCAAGGCAGAGCAGGATCACCGCCTTGGATACAAAGATGCGTCCCTTGGGAGATTTCGCAGGCGTGTTGCGGTTGATCTCAATGTAGCTGTCGTGCAGTGCTTTGACCTCCGCCGTGAGAATCCCCCAGCAGTCCTCCGCGCTCACGGTGAGCAAACGCCGCCAGACATAGGAACCAAATCCGCTGGCCCAAAGTTCAAGTGCCCAATATCCGGCCAGCTTTGCGTCTCCGCGCCGGATCCCCTTCTGCATCGCGCTCGACACTCCTGGGAAGGAATATCCGCGCTTGGTGTGTAAGTGATAACTCATCGTCTGTTAGAATGTCAGTTGGGCACACGACGTGAAAGCAGTTTTGATCACCATTTTAACAGAGCTTCACGGATTGACGACGCGGTGCATCCATTGCCACACGGTCCTGACTCTTGTAGGTTTCAAGACGGATGTGGGCTTTCCATTTGCGCTTGAGGTAGCGCTTCTCGGTAGCGATGCGTTCCTCACTACGAAACAAGCTATTGCCGCCGAGGTTCTTGTCGCGTTCTTGGACAAAACAAAACCGCGCCTCGTTCCACACCAGTCGATTGACCATGAGTTCCTGAAGCGTGGCATCGATGTCGCACTTGCATTTGAGAAGTTCGTCCCACTTGGGCACACCACCATTTTCATCGCGAACCACGCCGACCGCACCACCGACCCAGTGGTTCACCCCGAAGGGATCATTGCGTTGCAAAAGCCGCGGATCGCTCCGCTGGTGCCAGCCGAACAATCGTGCCCCTGCCCCACGAGCGCACCACGCCGAGTTTTCCAGCATGGCGAGAGTTTCGGCAATCGAGAGTTTTCGACAGCGCAAAGAAACCATGCACACGCATGCGGAAATATCATCGTCGAGCATGACGATGGCGTCCTCGGTAAAATGCTTGAGCACCCAATTGCGCACGGCACTAATCCCCGCGATTTCATCGGGGATGGTTTCGATGACGAGTCCCGTGTGACGGTAGTGATCAGCCTCGCTTACGGGAACGAGTAGCGTCGCCGTCGGGAAGAGCTTGTGGCTGGTGATCGAGCGGCTGCGACTCCGTGACAGGATCACTAGTCGTAGGGAGAGCGGGCGAAGTTCCGGCCATGATGGCGCGGCGGCAGAGTTCAATGAGTCGTTTTCCATGGAGTACGCGGCCTATGCCGATTTTTTTGGTTCTGCGTGTGATCGAATAGTCAACCTCCTGCACTCCCATGAGTTGCAGGACTTGCATCCAGTCACGCAGGTCGTGAAACATGAACACGAGGTAGTCATGGGTTTCAAAAGCTTGGCATTCCATGCGCGGAATGGTTTCGAGTTCTTCTTCAGGAGATCCTGCTTCGTCCATCAGTTTGCGAATCTCATCCTCCATGAAGCCGGTCAGTTCGATGTCGAAATCAGGATCGGCGTCAGCGATGGATTGCAGCACACGGCGCAAATCGTCTTCGTCAAGTTCAGCGAGTTCCGAGAGTCGGTTGTCAGCCAACAAGTCGGCAAGTTCCTCGGCCTCACTCGCATAGTCCTGTTCATCAATCGGGATGAGTTCACAGCCGATGAGTAGTGCCGCTTCCAGTCGTCCATGACCGCGAACGATGAGGCCTGAGCGTTTCGACACGGTTACTGGATTGCGCCAGCCTTGCTCTTGGATGATGGAGGCAAGCAATTGAATCTGATGCGCGCTATGGCGGTTCGGATTGCTGGGATTGGGTTTGAGTGAGTTCGGATTAACGAGGTTGGTATGGGCGCAGTGCACAGGAATGCTCATGTGCGGTGCTGTGCGTCAACTTCGATGATGACGGTTGACGCGTTCGCAACATGCAGATGGAAGCCGTATCACCAGACATCGCCAAAAAACTGCTCTCGCGTGACTTTGCCAATCTGGTCGGTCGCGTGCAGAAGGGAGGAAAGTTGACTCGTGCTGAACGCGCCATGCTGCAAACACTGGCGACGGGAAGCGGAGCCGCTCCCGCAACGGCAGCATCCTACGTCGAGCTCGCAGCGATCCTGGGAGTCACACGCCAGTCGATCAACAACTGGAAGAAACGAAAAGACGCACCAAAGCCCGCTGCGAATGGATTGCACGATGTGGCGGAATGGCGGGAGTTCATGCGACGTCATGATTTGAAAGGAAGTGAAACCACCGAACCGGGTGACATCGAATCATCACTCAAGGCGCGCAAACTTCTCGCGGAAGTGGAAGAGCGGGAACTTAGACTCGGCATCAAACGCGGTGACTTCGTGGCGGTGGAAGAAGTGCGACAGGCATGGACTGAGCTCGTAGCGCAGGCAACGTCGATGCTCCGCAAGAAGTTTGAGCAGGAATTGCCACCGATTCTCTCTGGCCTCGATGCCACAGGAATCCAGGAAGAATCCCGCCGCGCCATCGACGAGGTGTTGACGATTCTCCATCAGGGCGAATGAACAAGATCGAACCCTCACGTAAAAGATTAGAGCGCATCTGGTGTGAAGCATGGCGTCCTCCTGATCGTCGTCCACCGTGGGCATGGTGCGAGGAACATATCACCTCGATTCCCTACTCTCCCATCCCCGGGCGATTCCGTTCTGCCAATTCGCCATGGATGCGTGAGCCGATGGAGGCGCTGATGGACACTAAAATCCGTATCGTAAGCATCATTGCGTCGATTCAGAGCGGTAAAACCTCTGTCGGTGAGTTCGGTCTCTGCCACATCATCGCGAACCATCCGGGGCCAACACTATGGCTGAACGAAACTGACGATGACGCCAAAGACCAAAGCGAAAGCCGACTCCAGAAACTCTTCGACGAGTGCCCACCTGTTCGCTCTCTTTACCCTGCCAATCGCCATAAAAAGCGTCTGGCTACCGTTCACTTCAACAATGGCATGACGCTATGGGTGCTCGGCGCACACAACAAGACCAACCTACAGCGCCGTTCCATTCGTTGGCTCATTGGGGACGAGACATGGTCTTGGCCGACGGGTCACATGGCGGAAGCAGAGGCTCGTGTCACCGCATTCGGCTGGCTGGGCAAGTGTCTGTTCATGTCTCAGGGTGGTGAGGAAGACGACGACACTCACCGCAAGCATGAAACAACCGACATGCGAGTTTGGACATTTGCGTGTCCTCACTGCCACCAACGCCAGCCGTTCAAGTGGGAGCAGGTCGAGTGGAGCAAAGACGCCCGCGATGAATCAGGAGAGTGGGATTTTCAGAAGGTGCGCGACACCACCTCGATGCGTTGTGCCTCATGCAATCATTACTTCGAGGATAGCGATCGCACACGCCGTGAATTGAATTTGTCGGGCCGATACATCGTCACCAATCCCAATGCAACGAAAGAAAACGCGGGGTTCCACTGGAATGCCATGTGCGCGATGAGCTGGGGACGACTGGCTGAGCTCTACCTCCGAGCCAAAGCCGCAGCTCGCAAAGGCGACGTGAGTCTCATTCAACAGTTCTACCAAAAACGTCTGGCTCTGGCGTGGCGTGAATACCTGGAGGACTACAAACTCGACATCGTTCCGGGCGGTTATCTCAAGGGCGAAACGTGGGACGGTGAGGCAGGAGTCGATGCGCAAGGACGATTGGTTCCTGCCGGTGAGCCATGTGCCTGTCCACTTCGCATACTCACGGTCGATTGCCAGATGGACCACTTGTTTCTTGTCGTTCGCGCATGGGCCGAGGACGGATCCAGCCGCCTGATGTGGAATGAGCGTGTGCTAACGTTCACCGATGTGCAAACCGTACAGGAACGATTTGGCATTCACCCAAACTTAGTTTTTATCGATGCGGGCTACGCCACCTATGACGTCTACCGCGAATGTGCCGCGCACGGATGGACTGCGCTCATGGGCGACAAGCGAGCGACATTCACCCACAAGGTCAAGGGTCGCAAATCAATCGAGAGGTTCTACTCCCCACGTCGCAAAGTTGTGTTAGGTCGAGGGCAAACATGTTCGGTGTTCTATTGGTCGAACCTCAACATCAAGGACACTCTCGCGCGCCTGCGTCGAAATCAAAACCCTGATGACGGACCAGTCTGGGAAGTTCCTGATGACATCGATGAGGACTATCTCGCGCAGATGGAAAGCGAGCACCGTATCAAGAAGAACGGCAAGTGGATGTGGGAACGAATCGGTTCACGACCGAACCACCTGTTTGATTCGGAATCAATGCAGGTCGCCGCAGCCACCATGCTCAAGATCGTAGGACGAGAAGCCTCAACAACAGTTGACACTCCCGATGAAGAATCATGAGTCAATTCTCCGACTGGTTTGCCGCACAACAATTTCGTCACTTCAACGCAGATGAATTCGAATCGTATTTCGCGACGCAGCGAAAGGGAGTGAAGAACAGCACACCTCCTCAACCACTCTGGAAAAACATCGTGCCTGTCCTGCGCGTTGTTGATGAACTGCGCGAGTCTTACGGAAGACCATGCCGCATCCTCAGCTCCTATCGCTCACCAGCCTACAACAAGGCTGTCGGTGGAGCACAATTCAGTCAGCACAAAGAATTTAGCGCACTCGACATTACCTTCGATGGCTTGAGCACTCAGCGGGTCTATGAACGACTCATCGCATGGCGCAAGGCAGGCAAGTTCGTGGGTGGTCTCGGTTTGTATCCGACGTCGGGATTCGTTCACATCGACACACGCGGTCGCAACTCCACCTGGAAAGGAAAATGACCATGGCTCGCGGACTCTTCATCACCGGATTCACTGTTGCCGAGGTTCTCGCCATTCAACAGCGGGCAAAGTCACTGCTCATGGAAGGCAAGACCATCATGAACTGGAACGACGCTGAGACTTCGGTCTCGAAGCAGTTCACGATGCCCGTCGATCAAGTTCTTGAGGAATGTGCATACGCACTCAAGGTGCTCGATCCGCAAACCTATGGCAGACCACGAACGGTATCGGCTTCTTTCATTCACGGACACCTTGCGAAATGAATCGCTTCCAATCCATCGCCCGACTCTTGCTCCCACCCGTGCTTTTGCCCAAAGCATGGGGATCGTCGTTTGAGTCTGCGAACTGGTCGCCTCGTCGTGGTGCGGTGCCAGGAGCTTCTCCATCAGATGCACGCAAGGAACTCACGCCAGGCATCCGCACAGAACTGGTGCGCAAGTCGCGCTACCTTCATAAGAACTCTGGCTTCGTGCGCGAACTGGTGGCCAACATGGCGATCTACTCGACTGGTGACGGTATCCGCGTTCAGGCCCAATCTTCCGACGCATGGTGGAACCGCAGTGCTGAAGAATACTTTTCCTATTGGTCCGCGCGCTGCGACATCACGCAGCGGTTTTCTTTCGAAGAATGCCAGGCACTCGTATGTCGCGGAATGGACATCGATGGCGAATACTTCATTCACAAAACCCGCGATCTTGATGGCGAGCCACGCATTCAGTTGATCGAGAGCCACCGCATTGGTGATGAGTGGGGATCAAAAGAAACCGTCGATGGTGTTGGCCTCGATGCCTATGGCGCACCCGTGTTCTACCGCGTGCTGCAAGATGACAACTCGGCGTATGATCTCCCGGCATCGGCCATCCTTCACGTCCACGAACCTGAGTGGGCCGGTGGTGTGCGCAATCATCCCACGATCCAGCACTCGATCAATCATCTGCTCGATGAGATGGAACTCCTCGCGTTAGAAAAGCATGCGGTTAAAGACAATGCCGATGTGTCCCGCATCCTCAAAACAGCGCGAGGTGAGATCGACGACAATGGCGACTTCGTGGTGGGTAGTGCGCACACTGCGAATGACTCTAGCGACCCGATCAGCTTGCAACGCATCGTGGGAGGAAAGTTGGTCGCCCTCAAGCCTGACGAATCACTCGATAGCTTCCAGTCGAACCGACCCAGTCCCACCTTCACCGGCTTCCTCGAACACCTGCGTCGTGATTCAGCACTTGGCATGATCCCATTCGAGTTCGCAGCGGATTCGAGCAAGGTCGGTGGTGCGGGAGTTCGTCTCATCGTCGCCAAGGCTGACCGTCGATTTTCGTTTCGCCAAATGATTCTCGAAAGGCGTCTGATTCGTCCGATCTGGGCTTATGTGATTGGTGACGCGATTGCTCGGGGACTGCTGCCCGCCGTGGAGGGATGGTGGAAAATGGCGATTGTAGGACCAAAGCGGGTCACCGTTGATGCTGGTCGTGAAGCACAGCAAAACCGCGCCGATGTGGAAGCGGGCCTCAAGACAATCACCGATCACTACGCCGAGCTCGGAGCCGACTTCCGCGAAGAAATCGAGCGACGTGGCGCGGATGCCAAACTCATCCTAGAAACTGCCGCCAAGTATGGTGTGCCTCCTGAGATGCTGTGGAAGGCTGCTGCGGGATTATTGAATCCTCATCATGATCCAAGATGACATCGACATGAACCATATTTGTGTCGAGTTATTTCATCGCGAATGATTGACGAAAGCGGATCATTTCTGTAGGGGCTTTCAATACATTATGAAAACAATAACAACAGCCTCATTAATTCTGGCCGCATTGCATGTGCCAGCCGTCGCCATCGTATCCATCGACTACGTCACCATAGGCAATGCCGGTAACGCGGCAGATCCATCTACTGGACTCGGTGCGGTAGGCTATGAATACCAAATCGGTAAATACGAAGTTACCAACGCTCAGTATGCCGAGTTCCTTAATGCGAAGGCCGCCACGGATACCTATTCGCTCTACAACCCGAGCTCTTCATTCGTCAATCTGGGCATCAACCGCAACGGTTCCAGCGGGAGCTACACCTACTCGGTGACAAGTGAATTGGCCAATCGGCCGGTAGCACTTGTTTCTTGGTTTGATGCAGCACGCTTCACCAACTGGCTGGCAAATGGCCAGGGCGCTGGTGACACAGAAACAGGCTCCTACACACTCAACGGTGCGATAAGCGGCACCATCCTGAAAAACTTTGGTGCAGCCGTTTATATCCCATCGGAAAACGAATGGTATAAGGCCGCCTACTACAATGGCTTCACCTCATCCTACTCGCTCTATCCGAACGGTCAAAATACCATCACTACGGCTGATGCGAATTTCGCGCAGGTAATTGGCTCATCTACCGATGTTGGTAGCTATAGCGGAGATCCGAGTATGTATGGCACCTTCGATCAAGGCGGAAACGTAGTAGAGTGGAATGATACCGTTATTAATGGCAGCTTGCGCGGGATGCGCGGGGGTAGCTGGGCAAACCACCCGAACGACGACTATCTCGCATCCACGCCAACGCATACCACACCCGGCTCTCCGTCAGTCGAGGGCTCTGCCGTCGGATTTCGTGTTGCCAGTGTCGCGGCGATTCCCGAAACAAGCACGGCACTGCTTGGAGTGTTAGGCATTTTGAGTTTTCTCCGTCGTAAGCGTTGTTGACACCACCGCACGGGCGTGAACCCGGTAATCCAACATCGCGAATGGCTGATTCAACCTGATGCCCTGCAAGCCATCTCTGCCTCGTATCAATCGCAGGCAGAACGTGCAGGATTTTTCTCCCATCAAAGCCATCAAAATTCACTCCTATCGGTGGAGGATGGAATTGGAGTCGTTGCCATCGAAGGCCCGATCCTTCGCAAAGCTGATCTCTTCGCCAAGATGTTTTATGGAGCGACCAGCTCCGAGGAAATCGCCGAGGCTCTTCAAGAAATTGCGGGACGTGATGACATCAAAGCCGTGCTCCTCAACATCGACTCGCCCGGTGGCACAGTAGCTGGAACACCCGAGCTCGCGAATGCCGTTGCCGCACTCGACAAAAAGAAACCAGTCTATGCTTTTTCCTCGGGGCTCATGTGCTCGGCGGCTTACTGGGTTGCCAGCCAGGCACGCGCTATCTATGCCACCCCATCCGCGCAGGTCGGATCCATCGGCGTGGTGCAAGCCGTCGTCGATAACAGCGCCGCACTCGATCGCGCAGGCATCAAGGTGGAAGTTTTTTCAGTCGGCAAATACAAGGCGATGGGCGCACCGGGAACACCACTGACGGATGACCAACGAGAACTCATTTCTTCCAACCTCGCCGAGATCGCCGAGGAATTTTATAGCGCCGTTCTCGCTCGTGGTCGCGCCATCCCAGCTGAAGCGATGGAAGGACAGACGTTTAGCGGTCGCCAAGCACAGCGTCACAACCTCGCGGGCATGGTGTCAGATCGCAACGAGGCCATGCGGAGGCTCCGCGTCTATCACGCAGCGGTTGACACGAGTTCCCGTGCGATGACTGACACACTCGAAGACCAACTCGCCCAAGCTCGCATCCAGGTGGAAACCATGCAGCGGGATCACCAAGCTCAAACCGAACTTCTCACCGAAGCATCAGCGCATGCCGAACGCCTGACAGGCGAAGTGGAATTGCTAACTGCCGAAATCGATACCCTCAAGGCCGAGCGCGATACCGCCAGCGCCGAGGTCACTACGCTGCGCAAACAGGTCACAGACCTACAGGCATCCCAGTCTGACTTCGACAAACGTCTGCAAATCGAGGTGGCACGAGTGGTCGCCTCCACAGGCACGACGAAACCAGCGCAAGTGACTCCCGCCGGAGAAGCCACCCAATCCGCCGACCTTCACGCTCAATTCACCGCCATCAAGGACCCGACGGAGCAGACCGCATTCTGGCGCGGCCTCACCCCTCAACAACAAGCCCTCATTCTCAAACACCAAGCCTAATCGCACGCCATGCCCAATACCCTTACCAACGTCAAAGACATCAAGGTCGCCCAGCGGGCGCTAATGCCTTTCACTGCCAACCTCCTGCCGGTGACCGCATTTTCCACCGACTTCAGTCCCTTGCCTGCGGACAAGCTCGATACCGTGCGCGTGCCACTCGTCGGTGCGCCATCGACATCAAGTGACTTCGCCGGTGATTATTCCGCCAATGCCGATTCGACTGTCACCGTCGTGCCTGTGACCTTGAACCGTCACAAATATAAAACGGTTCACGTAACGGCAAAAGAATCTGCCGAGACTGCCATGACCGTGCTCGAAACTCTGGTGGAGGCAGCCGCCCAGCAACTGGCCCAAGACGTGCTCGTGGACATTTTCAGCTGCATCACCACAGCCAACTTCGGCGCACCAGGGATTGCCGCTCTTGCTGCCACGGCATTCGACTACAAAAAAGTGCTCAGTCTGCGCGAAGCCTGTGGCAATGCCAAGATGCCGCCCAATCCACGTTCGCTGGTGCTTGATTCCGGCTACTACACCAGCATGCTGGCGGATGACATCGTGGCGAAGAGCTTCAATCTCAACCTGAACGCTCCCGCCGTTACGGAAGGCATGGTCAAACGCATCGCGGGATTCAACCTCCACGAGACGACTCTCATCCCATCCGATCACGCGGAAAAGCTCGTCGGCTTTGCTGCACATTCCAGTGCCGTTGCCGTGGCCATGCGCTACCTGCAACCCGTGGCCGACTACCAAGAGTCCGGTGCCGTCACCGATCCAGCCACTGGCATGACCTTCGGCTACCTGCGCTTCACCGACACCCGCGCAAACAAGATCTTCGTGACACTGGAGTGTCTCTACGGATTCGCACCAGCCAAGACCGATGCCCTCAAGCGTATCGTCAAACCGTAAGAGATTCGATCGGAAAAATCAGGAGATAAAATGCCAAACGCCTGACTACCTCGTCGAGCGTTTGGCATTTGTGCTTTGTTGCGCTAAAGGGATAGCCTGTGTTGCTAGGTGCTTCGCATATCTTACGGATCCACTCTATGCTGGAGTATGTTTATGCTTTGCGCTGCAATAGTTTTTTGTCGGTTAGGCGCAAAATAAACGTGAAGTAAATCAAGATGTGTGTATGAAAAGCGCGTTGAGAGTCGCAAACTATGCGACTTTTTTCTTGATTGAGTTACTTCTTCAGTCACACTGTGTTGGTGAATGTTTTCGCCCCATATTTCAATGCCTTCCGCATGAAACATCCCAACTCCACTTGGTCGATTCTGAAGCCAATCGCTTTCCTATTGGCATTTATGGTGATCGCACACGGAGCAGACTCGGACTTCGACGGCTTGGATGATGCTGTGGAAACCAATACTGGCGTCTTCGTATCGCCGTCAAACACCGGAACGAATCCAAGCGCGGCGGATAGTGATGGAGACGGAGTTCCGGACGGTTTGGAGGTGAAAGAGAAGACTAGTCCGGTGGACGCTACGAAGTTCAATTCTTTCAGTAAGGGCTTGGCGGGCTACTGGGAGTTTGATGCAAGCTATGCCGATACATCAGGAAATCAAATTGATTTTGTAACTACTCCATATTGTGATTTTTCTGTTGGACGAAATAATAATTCGAATGAAAGCCTGAGATTTACAAATATCGCTGGCCGAGCAACATCTTCGAAATCAATCAATATTTCAGAAAACCAAGATAGAACTATTTCTTACTGGTGCAAACTCCCGCAAAGCGGACATACAATATCGGTAGGGTGGGGCACAAACCCAGGCACCCCATCTACTCCAGGGACTGCATCTAGCCTTGTGGTAGATTCGGAAGGAAGGGTCATCCATTGGGGTTCGTATGCCGACATTGAATCAAATGTACGCATTATGCCAAAAATATGGAATCATGTCGTAATCTCCTATAAGAATAACTTTTCTGAGGCGAAAATAGCTATC